CAGGGCGCAAGCGCTCAGCAGGCCTGAGTTCACCAAGGGTTCAAAGTCCCCCCTGACTACATCTCATTGCACGTGTGGCAACGCCACCAACCCCAATGGGCCTCTCCCCAACTGATCCCCGAAACACAGGGGCGTTTCCGGCCTGGTGTCCCAGGCCTCAGTGTTAGCGGAGCGAGTTCCTTTCCGAAGACGGGCAGGTCCCTTTTTATCCAACACCTAACCTACTTGAACGAACAACGTAACTAGGCATAAGCTGCCTCTAACCCGGGGCGCAACGCCCGGAAACCCGATGTTCTTTCGGCTCACTGGTGAATACCGACCTTTAACAGCCGGCCCCCTGCAAAGGGGATTGGGGGATGGTGAAACAACGCCAAGGCGTTGTCGCATATGCAGCGTGCATCCTCACGCTCCGCGGCGCGGCTCAAGCCACGCGCGGAACCACCGCCACTCGAGCGGCCTCGGATTCTTCATAAGAAGGAGGGACGGTAAACCCGTCCCACTCATAACGAGGCAGGAAATCTGGAGTCCAAAACTGCGAAAACAGCAGTGAACTCGAACAGATCTCCTCCTTGACCCCGACAAACCGGGGGAAGAAACACCGCCGCCACTCCGAACCCGTCCAGCCTGCCCGCGTCAGACGATAACGTATGTTAACCGCATCAGAGATACGCAAACCTACGTCAGGACAGGGCCGACAGAATGATAATTGCAAGCAATATCGAACTGCGGCCTTAACCTTGCAAGGAAGATAGTCCAAGGACCACTTCCAAGCAATCATCTCACACGCATTAACCTCTTCCTCCTCACGACCGAGAACACCGGCCGGCACAAGTGAAAAACTATCAGAAGATAGCAAAACATTGTGACCGACCGGAGTCTTGGGAGGACGAACGAGGGACAGACGAGACGGCAACTTGAACTTCGCTTCCATCCTCATCGCGAGTCTACCAGTAAATTGAAGCTCAGGAAGAGTCAATCGACTGGAACGGATCTTAGCCACATGATACGAGAACCAGCAGCAAGCTGCACGGAACCGAATATCAGGACTAAGACCAGAGACGAACGATGAGAAGGAGGTCCCACACCCGGTGACGAAGTCGAAAGGCCGTAACATCCCCATGCGTACCGTAGGTACAACACGGAGAAAACGACCCTGCCAGCGAAAAAGAGTCGAATTCAAAGAACCGAACTCCTCACTGACAGAAGTCTTAGACTTTTCAACTTCCAAACCGACCATGGCCACGGTATCCATCCAGCGCTGAGCGAACCCAGCGTCAGACTGGAAAAGGATATCGTCGCCATTGATCAGGAGAGGTAGGCGACGAGCGCAGGACGCTCGGGCCCACCTGAAGGCAAGATAATTCTGTAAGCAGAGCAAAGGGAAACTCAAAAGAGAACCCATCATCTGCCCAACAGAAGGCACAAACTCAATCCCCTGATCAACCGAAAACATCCGCGGACGAAGGATAGCCTTAGCATACCTCTTAATAGACGATGGCACACAAACAGAATGCGCCAAAATCACATCAAGAGCAGCTTCAGCTACCTCTGTAGGCAGATTATCGGTGGCCGACTTATAATCACCGGACACTAAGACACCCGCACCCGCCTCAAACCCAGCCCGTTTCAACTTGTCTGCCGTAGGGTCACCCCTACACAACCAAGCCTGCCGAGAAAGTTGGTCGTAAAGAGCCCCATGAAGGGGCCTTAACAGCAAACTATCCGACGAAAATTTAGACAACGGACGGGGCTTCCCCGCACTCTGTACAACAGTCATGGCGGCATCAATAGAAACGTCCCCCTCAAACCCGTCCAGCACGGCTGAGAGGTAGGAAGCGTGATCCAAAGATTCACCAAGACACCCACCCTCGGATCGAGAAGATCCGACGGTGGCCGACAAAGGCGGGGAAACGAGGCGGGCACACCGTTCGTAGGAACCCGAATCCCAGCCCTTCGGGAAGAGCCGGGAGACGGTGCGACGAACGAACGGTATGTAACCGCGGG